AAACGAACTATTCAGTTCGGGGCTAACAAGCCCATCAAAGTTCAAAACAAGCAGAAAGCAAGAGCTGGAGCTCGCAAAACTGTGGTTGAAGATGGTTTAGAGACCAATGGCTTTACCACCCATGATTGCGAAGTCAAATTCGAGAACATTAAGGTGAACGTCAATGTGTGCCGTGTTAAAGATGACGAACCAGGCATGGATGCCGGTGTCGCTAAAGGTGCTATTGTCGCGGGGATCCCGCTCACTGTGCCTACAAACACTGCGGGTGCCACAATGCAAGCTATGAAGAAGAGGTGTGATTTTACACCTTCTTTGGATGATATCACTGATTTCAAGCGTGGTCATGAGTTGATCATGGAGAAGTTCAAGTCGTTGTCAGTGATTCGAGTGGACAAGGAACTCATCGAGAAGTACCTTGCCGCATGCGATGGCAGTAAGGCGCAGCGTTTGTTGGAGGCGCTAGATGGAGATGAATGGCGCAGTGATATGGGGACAAAACATGTGTTCGCGAAGCAAGAAGTGCTTTTGAAGGAACACCGTGCTCAACCGCGCATTATATATCAGGGAACCGATTTATATAATGCTTTGACGGGTCCTGTTGTGATGGAACTTAACAGCAGGATGAAAGAAGTGTTTTCCCTCCGTAATCCACTCAATACAGGCAACCGTGTGATATATGCCTGTGGCGTTAGTGGTGAGGAGTTGGGCGACATTATGGAGAGCAGCGGTGGTGATCCAGTCGAAAGTGATATGAAGAACAATGATGGGAGTCAATCGAAGGAATTTCGCAAGTACGAGGCGATGTTCTACAAGAAGTTGGGAGCACCAGATTGGTTTGTGCGTGAGTTTGCTAAGACCTTAAAAGTGCGCGTCTGGACCCGTTACGGGGTTGCTGCAGACGTGGAGGGTGAGCGGTGGTCTGGGGAGACGACCACTACCACAGGTAATTCTTATGTAAGCATGGCTCAGATGCAGGCAGCGCTGGAGCGCGCCAAAATAGAGCGTAGCACAAACATTCATGGTGGGGACGACTACCTAGGGTATATTGAGGGTAACCCTGAGGATTTCAAGGCTGGGATTGAAGCAGTAACCAAAGCCAGCGGTATGCAGGCTGAGGTTGTTCCCCAGGTTGGACGCCACCACGCAACGTTTTACCGCAAGAGGTATGTGCGTAGTGCAATTGGTTGTCGCCCTGTCCCCCAATTCGGGCGCGTTATAGCAAAATTGAACTTGCGGCCAAATAGGAACCAGCAAGTCAATGACCGTGATTACATGGCCGGCAAGTATCTTTGTGCCGCCTATGAACATAGACACGTGCCCGGAATAAAAGACTTATTGCTCAAAACATCAGAGGCACTCTCTGATAAGCCCTACCTAGACGCCCGCAGCACAAAATTGCAGGAAATGGGTGGGCGCGACAACGTGACCGGATTAGTAGACAAGACTCCGACTCATTCTGTCTCTGAATTTTCCGAATTTCTTAACGAAGTGTACAGCATTAATTATGACGATCTTGTCGATGTTTATGCCCGTGTAGCCCAGTCCTGTCTCGATTATTGCGACAGGTGGGTGAGGGTCGGCAAGAATGGCAAAGCTGAGAATGTGAAAGGAAATACAGCCTATGTTCCACCGAAAATAGGCGGGAGTACAGCCGAGGCCTTGATCGCGGTCGATGTTGCTTGATTGGGCAACAAGCCAGCCACAGTTGAGGGGTGAATAGCAAGTAACACCAACA